GCGCGTAACGTTGCAGGGAGGCTCGGATCCTCCTAGATTTTTGCTTTGGTTTTCGTAAACCTTGCGTGCCGTTTTGGATTGGTCGGTCAACCTTCCTTTTCTGCGTTCCCGCGTCTTTGGGAGAAATGTGCCACTAATAACACAACGAGAAGTCCTTTCCGACTAGGCCATAGTCGCGCTTCAGAACTTTCTCGGTTGCGTCACTCTGATAGTGGTCACCGATCTTGCACCTCGCCAAGTCACATTCGAGCTCCGCTACCTCGACTGGAAGTAAGTCGTAGCGTGCCCAAACCTCGGCTGGTGCGACTGCGAAAGCCTCCGCCTCCGGATCCACCTTCCACTTCAACTCCTCGCGCACGATGCTTTGCACCTTCTCACACGGTGAGTAGGCAGCAACGTTGGCTTTCAAGGCGTCGATTAGTGGGGTACGAACCCGTGGGTAAGCTCCCTGAAGGAGTCCCGCCTGGAAGCGACTCGCACGGTCAATGAACGGCTCTGAGCTCGCTCCCGGCAAATCACCCTTACAGGTCCCCATCAGTCGAAACAACACACCCGGATTCAGAAGAGCGCGCAGACGCCCCTCCGTGTCGTACACGGGTGAATGTTTCAAGAACTGGAATTTGTGCAGATCATCACACTCATCGATTGTCACAATGTACCCGACGCTCTGCGCGGCGGTAGTGATATCCTCGTATGACATAATGTCAGCTTGCGCGATGGCGCAGGCGATCAAAACGTTCGCGAGGTTGTTGATAAGTGTGGTAAGAGTGGAACCGCTGTACAAACGGTAGTCGTGTGGTTGCAACACGACCTTGTTCTTTCCATCCGCTAAGTCGACGATGGTGATCGGTGTCCTGCACTGTTCGATCAACCGGCGCATCTCGTCTCTCGACCGCTCCGGGGTGACCCGTTGCAGGAGTTCGAAAAGCGCCCCGGTGTGGGATGCGTCGCACGAGGAAATATCAAGGTTGCACCGCAGCAACCTCCCATCTCGTGTCCGAATGCTCAAGCAAGAGTCATCGGAAAAATAAGCGAAGTAGAACCTCCCCTCGGGTTCGATCAAATTTTGAAAAACGTTTTCAAGAATGGCCGCCCCAGGCGCGGGGCAAAAATGTATCGTGCCACCCTTGTATTCGAGATCTGTTTCCGCGAGCGCGTACTTCAGGAAAGAGGTCAGCCGGAATCCCTGCAAAGAGGCAGGGCAGCCGAGCGCGCCGATCATCCGGCCGGGTTTACCCGTCTTTCCTATCTCGAACTTCTTGAACTTATACAATGTGCCACCCTTCTCGAGGTACCAGAGATCCTTCTCGAAAAGGTTCTCGGCGACCATGTCGGCCACTGCATTAATCCGTTCGTTTCTCTTGATGTGAGGATCGTCGTAGTGCTCCAGACACTCTTCGATCATGGTGGTGTACTCATCAAGCCCGTACTTCACCACTGCGGCGACGGCCGCTTCAATATCGGGATTCGCCGATATGAACTCACGCTGATTGTTCTGCATCCAAGACTCGTAGCCTAGAATCTCGGGCTGCCTACACTTCGAAAGACGAGAGAACGCCTCGCTAACGTTGTGGTTATTTGCACCGAACATCACGCCAGAGTGCGCGACGCAAGGGCCGAAGTGGGTGTGGTAAGATCCGTCCTTCTTGACAAAGAACTCGTTGGTGACCTCAACCGCGGGGAACTGCAAAACCCCGTCCACAAAGAACTCCTTACCGCGAAGGATCTTGAAGCTCTTATTATAGCGGAACACCCCCTTAACGTTGCTGTCTACCACAGCAACTTTGAAGGGGGGGCTGGGGGTGATCGACGATCTAAAGGCCCCCCTTTCCGAAAAAGTACCTGCACTTTTCCCTTCCTCCCTTCCCCGACGCCAGCCTGCGCACCGTTCAACGGGCGCGCGCTCCTGGCCATTAGGGCGTACAGGAGGAGCTGGTTAAGTATGTGGGCGCGTGTGTCCGCCAGAGTGCGGACATTCAAAACGCTCCCATACACCGTCGTGAACTGGTGGGTCGAAATGACGTCATCCACCGCAAGCTCGGTGACGCGGGAGATCTTCAATCCCGTGCCATCTTCCTGCAAGATGGACGACAACCGAGCCATAAACTTCTTATTGCGAAGAATCGACTCACACAAGGTTTCGTACACTTCGCAGCGTGTACTATGGGTGAAATAATTGAGAAAGTAGAGGACATCCTCGCGGGCCTCCGGTCGATCCGGGCGAGTTGCCTCCCACTTTACTCCTTCGCGACTCTCAACGGCTGGCTTGCGCCAAAACCAGTAAAAGTCGCTGACCTCCTTAATCGCCAAAGTCTCAGCCTCCGACAAGCTAGCCCCGTTGTCCACATTAACAACGTGCTCTCTCACCATATCACCGAGAGGGGTCTTCGCGACAAGTCTCTTACACCACGCGCGCTTAACAACGCCGGCGCTACCCTGATCCTGAAACACCAAG